TCGTCCAATCCGAAGTGTCACGCTTGCCGAACTTGCTCTTGAAGTCACGCTTGCCGTAGCCTGCGCCGTAGGAACTCTCTTCGTCTTCGGTGATGTTAGAGTCTGTGAGACTCTTGGACTGCGAGGAGCAGATGTCGTAGAACTTCATCTTGGCGTAGTTCAGCCCCACGATGAACTTCTTGTTCGCGCCCTTGCTGTTGTAGCGGTTCTTCAACTGCTTCACCATGATCTGCCCGCTCTTCTCCAGTTCCTCTGTGGTGATAAGGGCAATCATCAGGTCTGCGGTGTGTGGCAACCCGAACGACTCGCTTGTGTCTGTGAGGTCAACATCAGTGGACGAGAAGCCTGCACGATTTACCTGCGTTGCGCTCACGATGGGAACGTCCCGCTCCATTGCCAAGCCTCGCAACTCCTCTGCAATGGCTTTCACATAGCCGTAGGAGTTGATATTGTTGCCGCTCTTGAACCGTGCAGAGGAGCAGATGTTGATGTAGTCCACGAAAACAATGTCAGGGGTGAACTGCTTCTTCATCCGCAACTCGTCCAGCAGCACGCGGAAATGCCCCACGTTCGCTGCGGATGTGGGATACTCTTTCACAATCAGCCGTCCCGAAACTCCGCGAGTGCAGGACTTTAGCCGCGCTTCATACATCTCGCGTGGCAGTTCTGCCAGTTCGTCCATCGTGATATCCATGATGTTCGCGTCAATGCGCTCTGCGATCCGCTCCTCTGACATCTCAAGTGTGATATACAGGACATTCTTGTTCTGCATGAGGCACGCGGCAGCATGGTGGCACATGAACAGGGACTTGCCTACACCTGTGCCTGCCATGATGATGTTGAGGGTCTTGGGCGTGATGCCGCCCTTTGTGACGGTGTTGAACATCTCAAGATCAAAGGGAATCTTGCGCTCCACACGGTGGTAGAACTCGTAACGCTTCTCGTAGTCCTCAAGGTAGTCGTGACCCACATTCGTATCGAAAGAAACTGCAAGTGCCTTCGACAAGATGTCGGGCAGGGCATGGGGCGTGTGAACCTTGTCCTTGCCGTCAATGATCTGAATGGATTGAAGAATGGCATTGTAAATGGCTTTGTCCTTGCAGAACTTCTCTGACGCGTCTGTGAGCCAAGCGGTGTCCTGCTTGGGCATACGGGACGCTTCTGCAACTGTTTCGCGGCACCGCTTGAACTCGTCCTCGTTCAGCCCCTTGTCTTCTTGAAGGGTGATGAGGAGTGCTTCCCGTGTGGGAACTCCCTTGTATTCGTCAGCGAATCCCTTTACCGCACGGAATACTGCTCGCTCCACGCGGTCGTGAAAGTACTCCTCCTGCAAGAACGGTAGAGTCCGCTTGCAGAAATCGGAATCGTTCAGTAGTCCCGCAAGTATTGTTTTCTCAATATCGCTCACTTTAGACCAATCTCCTCATCAAGACGCGACAGCCGATCAAGTGCGTAAAGGTATCCCCAACCGCGTGACTGTGCAACCCGTTCCAAGTCCTCAAGACGCGGCTCGCCCCCGAAATGATGCTCGCACAACTCCTTTCGTGCGGCATCACGCTCGGAAATCAGTTCCACAACCTTTCGCCGTAGACGGCGACATTCGTACGCTTCAGGACTCTCCATCTGCGCTCTCTTGCGGCTCATCGCTCCCGTAGCAAAACTCCTTCTTTGCTGCGGCATCAATGGCTTTACGAATCTCTTCGCTGTAGTACTTCTCGGGATTCTTGTTGATCTGCGACTCAAACACCGTCTTGCCGTCAGGCAACTGTATCTTCGTGGACACCTTCTTGAAGATGCCGTGCTTGATTGCAATATCGAGCAGACCGTAATACTTGTTCAAGCCCTTCTCAAAGTTCAACTGCACATCCACCATCTTGTCCTGCTTTGTGAGTCGGCTCTTGTAGGTCTTGCAGTGGATGATGTTGCCCACCACCTCGTTGTCCACACGATCCTTCTTCTTGGACAGGTAGATGATGGTGGATGCAGCGTACTTCAGACCGCTGCCGCCGCCCATCTCCTTCGTGGGCACATACGCACCCACCACATCGTAGGTGTGGTTTGTCATGAGGAGAGGGATGCGAGCGTGCCCCAACTTGATGGTGAGAACACGGAACACCGCTTTGGCAACCTGTGCACGGGTCATGTCCCGCACGTTCTTGCCCTCTGCGGTGTCCATCATCTCCTTCTCGGTGGAAAGCATCCCAAGAGAGTCAAGCACGATCATCATGGGAGGACGCGAATCCTTGTCGGTTTCCGTGTACTTGTCCACGATGGAGATGCACTGGTGGCGGAACTCCTCAATGGTTGCCACAGGCAACACCGCAACGCGCTCGGTGTCCACACTGCGAGACTGAAGCATATCGCTAGTGATGGCTTGCTCTGTGTCAAAGTAGATCACCATTGCCTGTGGATTGGAATTAAGGAACTCCCGCACCACATTGAGAGCAAAGTATGTCTTGCCTGTGGCTTGCTCGCCTGCAAGGGCAATGATCTTGTTGTCGGGGATTCCCCCGTAGATTGACCCGCTCAGGAGCGCGTTGAAAGAATACGAGCCTGTGGAGATGAATGCCTTGACATCACTCCCCTCCAGTCCCTCTGCGGCTACGGAGCCGAACTTGTTTCCCGATACTTTGATCATGTCCGTCAGTTTCATTGTGTAGTTTCTCCAATATTTTGGTCTGTTCGTCTATCAGTGTCATTTCGCTTTCGCGTTCACGAATCATAGCCAATGGTGCGTTCTTGTCAAGCACCATCCCTCGCATTTCGTTGCGAATACGGTCTTTCCGTTCGCGGAGAAGACTTTGCAGATATTGGCTATTGATTTTTGACATCACTCGGTAATGAGTTTCAGTCCTGCTGGCGGCACAACGATCCCGCTGAATGCAGAATTGAATTCATTAGCGAGATCCTTTGCTGGCTCCGCAGTGAACATCACATACGACGCAGGAACCTTGATGCCCTGTGTCTGCTCCACTGATGCCATCCACGGTACTACTGCCATGCTTGCACCGCCGCCCTTTTGTGGGACAGGAACAACCATGCACGGGTGCTTAAGAGTGTATGAGGTAATACGGTCGCCCTCAAAGTTCTCCGTTACCATTGCGATCAACTCTTCACCAGTCTGAACTTTCACGATTTTCGTTGCCATGACAAACCTTTCTGTTAGGGGTTACTGTGTATGTAGCGCACACACGGGCGATTTGGTCTAACCAAATAATGACTCCAAACTATTTTGCTTTTTGTGACTCCACCCGATTGCGTCCGTGACCGAGCGCAGCGGTTCGATAAATGATTTCTCAAACTGCATTCGGGAATCCACATACTTGCAAATGCCAAACTCCTTCGGCAGCGTGGTAGTGAAACCGATTACCGTTTGGTGTATGGGATTGGGAGTCTTCAGATACACGAACTTCATCTTCTCGCCCTCGCCAATCGCACGATACTTGCGCGTGACCTTGTGTGTCTTCAGCAGATGGTTGTGTATCAATGCGGCTTTGACTGCAATAGGTGTGGCTTTGCGAAACACCGTTTCAGGGGACGCGTACTCGTCCATACCCGAAACCGAACGGGGGAAAGCAATCTCCTCCACAGGCAACTGCCCAAACTCCTGTTCCGTCTGCACCACGAACTCCTGTAGTTGTTCCTCCGTGCCTGTGAGCACGATCTGCACCGCACGCTTCAGCGCACCGCGCACATACGCAGGGGTAGACGAACGTGCAGTCTCCAAGCCCATGATCTTCAGTTTGGGAGTGGAGTAGCGGACACCCTCTGCGTCCCACACCGAAAGCATATACCGCTTCTTCGCAGTCCACACGCCCTTCTCTGCAATCACCTCGCGACCCATCACCATACGGTTCTCGTATGCGTTGAGCAGGGCAGCAAGTTTTCCAAACTCCTTGTCGATGAACGGTTGCAGGACGCGCTCGCAGAACCCGTGCAGGAAATCCACAGTTTCGTTGGGGGTGTGATTGCCGCTGAATCCGCTCTCCACCACACCACCCAAGCGGAGATACACCGAATCGGTGTCGGACGCGATCACATAGTCTTCCCCTTCGGTCTTCAGTATTCGGTTCAGCAGTCGGTTGAGCGCGTTGCCGATCCACTGAATGCTCAACTGACCCGACAGGGTGATGGCTTCTGCAAGTTCAACATCAAAGAATCGGAAATACTCGTTGCCGATTGCGCCGTATGCGGAATTCAACTGAATCTTGCGGACAAGTTGGAAGTTCTTGTACTTGGAGATTTCGTATTCGATCTTGCGGCGCTCGCTTGGGTGAGCGGTCTTGGGCAGTGCCTCAAGCCGCTGCTGCGCGTCAATCATCAGCCCCTTGAACCGCTTGCGCTCTGCGTACATGGTGTCCATCAGTTCAGGCAGGAACCCACGACGGTCGCGGATGAAGCC